TTTTGAAGCTATGACTGAAGTTTTATTAGATGACCCCAACGCTGCTAAAACTTTAGATGATGTGTTTAATTATGTAAGCACTAGAGAATTTGGTTTAAAACAATCACTTATAAGAGGTGGTGATGAAGGTATAGAGGCTATTACAGAACCTTCTGAAAAACCATACACAGGTGAGCAAAGAGGTGATTACATACAAGACCTAGAGAAACAAATAGATGCTTTAAGCAACCCTCAGTCTATGAATGTTACTCCACCTAAGCCCACACTAGCTCCACAACAAATGATGTCTCCTACTATCCTTCCTAACGAAGACGATAGAGAGATTGCTATGAGGAGACAGACTGGTATTGCTGGCTTAGTCTAAGGACTCAGTACCTTTAATCATTGCTCCTTCAACCTCGAAGTCCATGTCATATCCCATGGTGGTTTGCCCATCTATTTCGATCTCTAGGTTCCTAGAGATAAGTCTTAGTAAGGCCGTTTGGTGGTGCAATGTTAATCTACTGTAAAGTTCTATAACCTCTGGTGCTTCTACCACAGGCTTATAACTTTGAGGTACTGGTTTCTTGGTCATAATGTTTTTGAAAAACATTAGACTACTGCTGTGGTCAAGCGTTTATGTTCTTTCTCAATAAGAACCTTGAGCTGATCTATCTTTGATCTGTGCTCTTGGTTACATATATCTTGAAGTAAGTCATAAGTCTTAACATCTACAGCCAAACTCTTTCTTTGTTTACCATCATCTATTAATGCTTGATTTTCCATGTGGGTTATTCTACTAATATTTGCAACAAATTACAAATATATATTTTATATTGTATGTTAAACTACAAAACCATGTACAAATTGAAGAATTACCTGTTAAGCATGCAGTCACACTGGATGATAAACCAAACCACTTACAATGCTGTAGAGGAGACTTTGCCTTTGATAGCCAAGTACAGAGCTGGAGATGGTGTGGATAACATGGGTAAAACCCCTGTACATAAGGTGGTTAAAAAAATATTTCCTGATGTCTACAGAGTACCTTTGTTTAGAAGACACTTCTGTAAGCTGTTGGTCAAAGAGATCGAGCTGATGAAAAAAGAAGTAGGCTTTGTAGGTAACGATGCAGAAGACGAGCTCAGGCAGATACCTGAGATTGTTTTAAAAGAGCAAGTACCTGAGCTGTATAGGAACATGTGGTTTGTCACACAAACTGTGCTCAACCCAATCTTCAATGCGATATGGCAACGTGACTGTAAAGACCCCACCACAATACAGATAGCCAACTACAACCTTGTCGATAAGAAACAAGGTGCATGGCATCATGACGACAGTGCTGAGATCAGTGTCGTTGTTCCTTTGAACACTGGCTCCTATGAAGGAGGTGGCACTGAATTCCATAATCATGGTGTGCTCAATCCTCTGCCCAGTGGCCACGCTCTAATCTTTCCTAGCTTTACCAACCTACACAGAGGTCTGCCAGTACAAGGTGGAGATCGTTACTTGTTAGTGTTCTGGTTATGCAACAAGGAAAGGTCTGTAGATTTGTACGAATCTATACCTTAAATTAATTAATATTTCTTTGTGCAAATACTTGCACATTTGTACACATCTGTTATTATATGTATGTGAGATTAATAACAAAAAAGGAGAAAAAAATGGAAGTTACTTACAAAGGGTGTTTAATTATTAAAAGAGAAAACAGAGTGGGCAAAGAACTTTATTACGCTTACAGAATTGATGGCTACTATGTTGACGCAAAATTAGTGTTCTTAGGTCAAGGTGAGTCTTTGAAGGGTGCTCAAAAATGGGTGGATATCAAATGCAAGGAGGTGGCGTAAGCCACCGCCCTCACTGGAGAAGATTATGAGAAACGAAAAATTATACACTGAAAGACAATCTGTTATCAGTGAGCTGACTGACATTGCACAGAAGCTTGAGAGTCGCCCTAATTCTGGAGACACAGTAGAAAAAGCATATGAGTTAGCAGTACAAGTCTTGAAAGGCAAACATGACCAAATTATTATAGATTTGATCGCAGAGCCTGTTGCTGTGAAAGTAGTTAAATTATGGGATGTGGCGTAAGCCACCCCTCTTATTGGAGAAGATTATGAGAAATAGAAGAAGACAGCACCGACCATTTGACTTTGAAAAAATTGCATGGAGGTATGAAGGTTATAAAGATAATTGGGATGAGGAATGGACAGGTGGTACTTATTGGGGAGATTGTGGCACGCATCAAATATTAAGTGAGAAACTACATAAATTAGTTCCTAGTAATGGTGAGGTAGATAACCTTGAAGAGAACCCAAAACTAGAAAGGTATCGCAAAATGGTTAATGCTTATTATGATTTGTATAACAATGGTGGTACAAATACTGGTCGTAAGACTGCTTACTATTTTCCTAGAACAGTAACTTATGCTAGACAAATGAGATGGGATAGGTGTCATGAGATTACAGAACCTAGAATGGACAGAGCAATTTTACTTGCAGCTAAAGAACAGGGGTTAGTGTAATGACTAAATTTACAAGCATAAGTTCAGCACCAACCAGTGCTATTAATTCTGTTCATAAGAATAGAGGTTTAACTGACCAAGACAGAGCCAAAAGAAGAGAGCGTATCAAACGCAAAAATCAAAGGAGAGGATTATGAAAACATGGCAAGGATTGTTCGTAACAGTTTTAATATTCCTACTGTTGGGTTTGGTGGGTCGAATGGATTACCAAGATGAGCTGATAGCTCAACAACATTACACTGACATGGTGTGTGCTGGTCACTACCCAGACTACAAAGACCTAAAACCTACCTGTAACTAATACAAGTCACCTAGCTCTACGATCTGCGTTCCTTTGACGTTGTAGGGCAAATACTCTCCTGTCTCTTTAGCTGTTAGCAAAGAATGTAATGCCTGTTCGTTCTTAGCCTCACCATACTTCAGAGCTTCCTTAGACATCTCATACACCACATAAGGATAGGGTTGTGCTTTCTCTTGTGCTAAAAATGAAAAACCTTCAGCTGGTAAACCAACTGCACGACAGGCATCAAGATATAGAGATGCTTGCATGTGGTAACGAAAGTTATTAATCGCTTGCTTGAAGCCTCTAGGTGAAGCATCACGACATGTTTTTAAATCCCACACCCTTTTGCCATCATACCAATCCAGTCGTGATTTAAATGGTTGGTCATGGTACATGTAGCAAATGGTCAGCTCTGTTCTATCGTCTTTACCATCTGGTACTAGATCAACGATAGCTTCTCTACGCTCCATACAGGTGTTGTATAAGTCCTGAGTGATAGGAGTTCTGTTGCCAACAGTAGCTAAGAAGTCTTCATAATCAGCCTTACCTACTTTGGTTCTTCTGTCGATAGAAGGTTGTATAACAAACTCTTTGTCAAAGTTGTGATACTCCAAGAACACTGTGTGTTGCACACGACCTTCTAGCAATGCTGGTGAGTCTTGAAATCCTTTTCGGTTCTTCCAAGTGTACAGACATTTGTCTATATCTTTTATGTCTGATGCTCTGTAAGCTGGTATCTCGTTATATTCTTCAAATGGCATATCCTCGTATACCCCTACTTTAAACTCCATCTTCTTCTCCTTTCATTTGTTCTTCTGTTACGTCAAAGCAATTCATATTGCCAGCTACTGTCCTTCTCTCTCCTGAACCAAAGAAAGGGTAAACTGCATGTTGCATCCAAGATGGAAACAATAACAACTTACCCTCCTCTGGTTTCACATATCGAGACTGTGAGGGTCTTAACCTTTCTGGGTCAGAAGTCTGGTTAAGACCATATGTGAAATTGATATACCCATCTATCACACCAGATGAGTTGTATAAACTGTAATCCTCTACCTCTTTTCCATCTGCTGTCTTACCTATCTGCTCTGGCACTTTTGTCCAAGTGGTAAAACTAATACCCATAGGTGAAGCTGTGAGGTGGTCGTGGATTGGATTGTAGTCACCCTCATAAGAGTGAACTGACCAAAGTTTGTCTGTGACGACTTGCTTGGGTCTTATCATAGTCCCGGTCTGTTCTACAAAATGTCTAAGATAGGCTACCCCTAGATTCTCAACCATAGTTCTAAAGTCTTTGAGCTCGTCACATTCAAAGTCCATAGACAGTTGCTCACCTTGATGTATCTGTCCTACCAGATCGCCACTGAGAGACTTTCTGTTGGGGTCTTGCAGTTCTTTGTCTAGGTAAGTGTTAAGTGTCTGTATGGCTTCTGTAGATAGCTTATGTTCCATCATGATTGCAGATGGTAGGTTATAGATGTCGTACTCTAGGCTAGTCAACGAAGTTCCTTACTTCTTCTATCAATTGCTTGTCTAAGGATTCCAACTCTTCTATGAGCTTATCTATATAGAACTGATGTTTCTTTAAGTCTTCTATCTCTTTGTCCTTGTACTTGAACCTATGTAAATACTTGATGGCTGTGCCCTCTAAGTAGTATCTAAAGTTATCGCCCAGTTGTTGTTTGATGTAGTCAATGCACTCAACCTCACCTTGGTTCACATAGTGAGGTGGTTGGTTAACCATGTCTGGATTGTCCATACTGCTCCTGAAAAGGTGTGGGTGGATTTTACTTGATGTGTGAGATTAAGAGAAAAACACCACCCACTGAAACTTAAATTAAAATGGTATGCTGTCTTCCTCAGCATCTGCTTGAAAATCAGCTAGTCCTTTGGACTCTTCTTCCACCACTTTTGCCTCTTCTACAGAAGAGTTGCTTTCGCCTTGAGCTGCTTGATACTCAAAACTATCCTCAATGTCCTTTTGTTGCCAACTTACTAACGACTCAAACACATCACACATAGCTTTGGTTTCAGTATTAGAGTTGCCATTGAACTCGTTGCAATACACATCTAAGTCAAAGGCCATCAATTCATTGTGTGTAGGAGTGTCTTGTACACCACCATCAGGCTTAAATATGCCACCGATCTTAGCCTTACCACCTGAAGTATGTGCTACTTCTATCAGAGCGTTCTTACCCAGTAGGTTAGAGATATCGAAACCAGCTTCTTCATCCGGGGTAAAGTTCTTACCTCTCCAAGACACTAGGTGCTTTCTAAGGTTAGAAGATTCAAACAAACTTTGGTTATAAGTTTGAGTGATACTCAAAGGCCTACCATCAGCCATTTTCTCATTAGGCAGTTCAAAAGTGATACACACCTCTGTTACTTTTTTTGGCTCATCACCTTCTTTGAATGGTGGTTTCATTCTAGTGCCCATATCTACTATTCGATAGCACACTGCTTCATACTGACCTATCGCTAATGCTTCAAAGTCTCCTTCACTTTTTATTGTCAAACTCATATTAGTCTCCTTTTTTTGTTTGCTTAATATAATAAAATCTTGTAGTATTTTACATACTTTACCAAAAACTGCAACAGACCTATTTAAAAGAGATAATTGATGTCACTAAAAATAACACGCCCTACTAAGAATTTTGAAAAACCATTTACAACAGATTTAATCCACGAGTTCTCTGATTTTCTATCAGAGAATGGCTTGGAACCAGAACCCAAACGAGGGTTGATTACCGATGGCTCAATAGGTCGAGCCTACATCAATGTCGGTGGTCAACGTAAGTTCTGTGGGTGGTATCAGCTCTGGCTCGATCAATCAGTGCCTTTTGGCAGATTGGGTGACTATCGAGTCTCAGCTGATTCTCCTACCGCAGTATGGAAGCCTGAAAACAGAAAGAGACAGACTCTAACCAAAGAAGAAAAGGCTGAGATCGAGACTTTAAGAAAGCAAGCTGAGGTTAAGCAACAAGAGAAGTATTCTAAAGCTTCTAAACGTGCACAAAGCTTATGGGAACAAGGACTACCTTGTGAGAAGCATCCTTACCTAGAAAAGAAGAAAGTGCTCTCCTATGGGCTTAAAATTAGCCCTGATGGGGTGTTAATGATACCTCTATACGACAAACAACTGACGATAGTTGGCATCCAATATATTAATGACGATGGCTCAAAGAAGTTTCTTACTGGTTCTAAAAAAAGCGGTAGCTTTTTCATACTAGGACAAGAGATATTGAAAACCAGTGACATTATTAACTATGCAGAGGGTTACGCTACTGCTGCTAGTATTTACGCTGACTACTCACAGCCTGTTGTCGTCAGTTTTGACGCTTACAACTTATCGCCTGTCGCTGAGGTTATGTTTGAGTTCTTTCCTGACAGAAAACACATATTTATCGCTGATAATGATGACAGTCAGACTGGTGAGAAGGAGGCAAGCAAAGCGTGTCAGTTGATACTCAAAAGCAAAGGCAACGCAGAGGTTTTGATGCCTCAGACTCAAGGAGACTACAACGACCACAAGAATGATGCACTGGAAGGTGAGCTGATACCCTCACTACAGAAACTTGACCTACCAGTAGAGTATGACTTCCAACGCAACGCTAACGGAAGGTTTCTCAACACCAAGGACAACGTGTCAGGGGTTCTTAAAACCCATAGTGTTGAAGTGCGTTACAACGTCATTAAGAAACGAATGGAAATAGAGATACCCAACACCAAATTCATCGCTGACATGAAGGAGGAGGCATCTCTGATAGAGGTAGAGGATAGATGTATCAATATGGGCAGCCCACACACCAAAGT